CCGCATCGTTGAAGAGGTTGTGAATGTTGTGCCCAAAGAATCTCCATAGTGGGCGGATAAACGACATTCTCCAAAGCGCTGGACCAAACCACCACTTGTCCCGTACGGTCAGGACAACTTTTTCATTGCCTATATCAAAGGTTCTCTCTTCTGCTTCCCACCTACACTCGGGTTGTCCTTTTGGGCGAGACGGTTTTCCGCCTTCGTTCTCTCGTTTGTTGAAAGCGATCTGGTTGATTTCTGGGTGCTGCTCCATGAGTCGTACACATCGAGTCAAATCAATATCTTGCACGGCTGCGAAGTCGTCTTCCCATTTGAGAAAGTATGGCTCACGGACTTCGTTTCTGATTGCGTAATCAAGCGCGTAGCCGTGCCCGCGCTGCGGATCGATTACAACGACGCGATCGAAAAAACCACTTTTCAGACCGTGTTCTATACACGCTTTGGAATGATCCTTGACGAGTACGCTCTCGAACAGAACGCGCGTCATCGGTCCGGCGTAGTGTACCCGCTCCGCGATGCTGGGTGAGTTGCGTTCAAGCTGCCAGGGTCGGCTGACGCTCCCACGCCAGAGAAAGACGTGCGGCAGGTTCGGTTTTTTGATTTTGTGTGGGGTGCTGTTTGTAAAAAGCACTCGTACTGATGCGTCCCAAAGTGTTTGGTCAATGGTCATGCTGTTATTCTCTTCTACAGAATTCTCCAGATCCGTTCGTTGTATGAGCCGTCACGATTGATTGGGTAGGGTTTGTCGCAAAGCAATTCCCAGCTCTCCGGAATGTAATCTGGATCATTTAGGTTGACGGAGTAAAACTTTGCGCTGGGTCGCGCTCGTTTGATTGCCCACGTGATGTAGTGTTCGATTGTCTCAGCTTCCATTTCCTGAAAGCTATGCACGGACACGAACACGTCAATTGACTTTGGTGGGACAGTTTCTAACTTCCAAGCGGGGAGGGAACAGAACCACGCTTCAGCGATCTCCGTGTCCGACGCGTTCCAATCCGAAACCTTGGCGCAGGTCAACTGCGAGATGAACTGTGGCGCAAGAAGGAGTCCGATGGGTGAAAAATCGACACCGTAGACTTTTATTGCATGGCCGATCAGTGGGTACGCAAGCCTGCCATACCCAGATCCGAGATCAGCAACCGTTGGTGTCAGATTCTCGTCCAAGATCCGGTTTGCTTGATAAACAGCGTCGCCTCCATCCCGTGTGTGCAGATCCCTGGATGCGAAGAGCTTGTGAAGGACGCGCGTGTCTAGGAGCCCATTAGCAACCCACTCTTGTGAAGAGTACTCGGGCCAACCGTTGCCGACGAACCCGGTTGGAAGACCGGGAGAGTTTTCTAACGCAGCGAGCATCTCGGGTCCGCGTCGTTCTCGCCAATAAGGGCCAAGTTTGCAAGCTGGGTTGATGTCCCGGTTTGCTTCAACCGTTTCTATGAGTTTGTTTAGGCGGCTCGTATTGAACTGAAGGTCGGACCATTTACGAGGAAGCTGCGAATCGGAGATCATTATTTGGAAAGTGCCCCCCGCCACATCTTCGCGTAGTTATGAGCGTTTTGTTTCCACGTCCAAGCGTTGTGAACGGTTCCTCGTGCCGCACGCCCCATCTCGATTGCCAACCCAACATTTTTATCAAAGACGAGCAGAGCTTCGATGAGGTTCTCGACCGTGCGTTCTGTCAGCAACCCGTTGACGCCATGCTCGATGAACTCAGGCATGTTGCCGATGCGGTTGCTGACGATTGCGCACTCGCAAGCGGCTGCCTCAAGCGCGGGGTTCGGCGTACCGTCGAAGTCCGAGGAAACCGCTAGGACGTGGATGCCTTGATAGAACTCAAGCATACCTTCCAACGGTAGGGCGTTCCTTGCCCGTCGCTGCACTTCGCACAGCACGGCACCCGATTTCTCGCACGCTTTCTTGACGATCTCGTAGCCCTTGCGGGGGCTCCCGGCTTTGCCGACGAACCCCACACGCAGCGATCCGTCAGGATGCGGGCGCGTGCGACGGAAGAAGGTTTCATCTACCCCGTTCGGCACGTAATGCACGGGGCGTTGCACCAGCTCGCTGTATTCTTTCTGGAGCAGAAGTGAGTTCGCGTGCAGAGCGAGCGCCGGTTCGGACCATTTGGCTACTGTTCCTGGACCGACGTTGGTTTCCCATGTTTGCATGACGTGGGCGGTCATGCCTGTCGTTAGCGGTAAGCCGGTCGGTAAGCGTGGAACTTGATAGACCTCGAAGGTGTGGTAGAGATCATATCCTGACGGTATTGTGTACCCAGGCATGTTGAGGCAGGCAACATCAATATGAAATAAGTGGCTCAGATGCTTTTGAAGCTGTTTGGCTTTGTGTTCCCACGCCCACCCAGGCAAGTCAGCGATCACGAGTATTTTGGGGACATCAACCATTGATGAGTGCGTCTTTCATCTTCTCGCTTTCGCGTCGTCTTGCCAATGCATTAGGTCATTCATGATGTTTTCGCCCGTGTCGATATGTGTGCATAACGAACCTGGGACGTGTATGATCTTGAGCCCAAGTTCTTTGCACTTGTCTTCGATGCGTAGCCAAGCGTCATAGTCGTGCCCGCCTTTGCCACGATGCGAAGGCCATATATCGGAACGGATCAGGAAGCTGGGTCCGTACAGGCAAGAGGTCGCGTCGATCAGCGGTTCTGTGACAGCAGAGCTATTCACAGTTCTGCTTTTCTTGATCTTTGGCTTCTTCACGGCGTAGCCGGAGTAGACGGCTCCGAGTTCGTCGAGCTTATGCTGATGGATTTCTTCTTCCATCCGCTCGCGCCAGTCCGGTTTGTACCTGTCCTGGGGAGAGACCCAAGTGAGCCACAGCTCTTGCCCTGGAGGAATCAGCGTCGTGGCGAGTTGGATGCCGGTGTTGATCGACTCAGCTACGCCACGATGTTCTGTGTGCGTGATGTAAGTGAACACAGAAGAAAGGGTGGGGCTGCTCAAGAGCTTGGTTGTACCGTCGTTAGAACCGTCATTCACGATCACCAGCAGATCTATTTGGTTGGCGATTGACGCTATCGCTTTGTGCAGTAGGTCGTGTTGGTTATAGGCAGGCATGATCGCAGCAACCTTGATTGGCGTTGTGTGCGGAACCGATTTCAGCGTTGGTTCTTTGGCTGGCGTCGGTTGAGGTTCAGCCTTCTTTTGGATGACGACTCCGGCCAGCGCGGTTTGATTGACCTCGAAGAAGTTGGTCGCGCTGCGACTGACGTTCCGCCATAGCCCGATCATGTAGGCGTGCTCTTGGCTGCCGATGACGGCGATCACGCAGTTTAGCGCCGTCATTCCACCGTGTAGCAGGTGTTGGGTCGCGGTGGAGTTTTCCAACCAGTGCGTTGTAATCGAATATCGTTTCTCGATCGCTTCAGCGTGCTCTTTCGTTCCGATAACGAAGGCTTTGCTGTAGCTTTTGAGGGATGTATCGGATGTGAGTGTTTTCATCGCTATCAAACCTTCTAGGGTTGAGGCTGCCACCGTTCGATCTTGATTCCCTTGTCTGCGCCGCGCGCGACCATCTTGGTCATTTTACGACGCTCGTTTGACCAACGGTCTATCTCTGTTTGGGTCTCAGTAGGGTTGAAACCTATGACGCAGTTACCCTTCCCTTGCATATCACAACCGAAGATGCGGATGTGCTTGCCGCCGTGCGTGACGCATTCGCGGATCGTCATGAATACGGTTAGCTGTTCGGCCTGCTCGTCCCACGGATCACGTTCCTTTTGTGCTGGTTTCGGAATGATGCGCGGGTGCGTTTCTACCGTCAGCCCCTTTGGTAGTTGGATCATGTCCCAATGCCGCTTTCGGCGCTCGGGAGTCCAGACCGTGAGCGGTAGTGGGAGATGATCACGGTTGCGCAACCAGACCGCGCTTTTACGTTTATCATCGACCGGATCAATCACAGCCCATAGCTTCGGGATACCCAGATGCCGTAGCCGAACCGCATCATTGATAGCAACCAGTGGACCGGGGAGCAGATCAGCGGGCGTGGCCTTGTAGATAGATGGCCCCTCACACAATATGTTCCATGATTCAGCTTCCATTTCCATAAGTGATGGTTGGAGAGAAGCGGTTGAGTCGGACTGCCGCCGCTGTCGGACTGAATGTGTTGTTTTTGAACGTCATACGCATCGGGCTCCCGGTAGTGAACGTCACCGGGATGTTCTTCCCGTTCGGCAGCGGGATCCACGCCTCTGGATAGTCATTTCTCCCAAGCATGGCGATGTGGGGACCTTTGACGATCCCTCCGGTGGCGTAGCCGCCGTGAAATCGACAGTAGCGACTGCCTGTTCTGGCATAGCGAGGGCAGCGACAGTCCCCGCCCCGTTTCCGCGCCCCGCACCGCTTGCGCTTGGTGGGCTTCCCAGCAGCGTAGGAGCGCTTCTCGGGCCGCAGGAGCCCCAACCCCGGCAGGCAGGCCAGGAGGCCCAGGAAGTCCCGTCTGGAGGGCCTGGAGGGGGTAGTGGGGGCACGAGCAGTCCTGGTACCCGTGCCCCCGGAGCACCCGGCGGAGGGCACCCCCTGTTTGTGTTCTGTTAGTTCGGTATTTGTTCGGGTCATTCGGATAGCCCTCCTTTCTTGAGGATGCGCATGAGTGTGCGTTCGACTGCCCTGGAGATCCATCGTGCCGGTGTGATGCTCTCTAGCTTAGCGGCTCGGCCAACGGACCTGAAATCGCGGTTTTTGAGGCTTATCGTGACCCGCTTCCGTTTCTCATCCACAGGAAGAGGGGGCCTTCCTCGTTTCTTTTGAATCTTTGTCATAAGGTTCTGGTTTCTGTGATGGTCGATACACATTCGTACCCCGCTTCGTTGCTATAGCATAGGCGCGTGGCTAAAAGCGAGACCGAAATCAAGAGGATTCGGCCTGAAGGCTTGCGGCGGGAAGGAGACCCGCCCCGAGTCGTTCGGTGGGATACCCGTCGTTCAGCCCGAGATGCTGCCCAGGACAACGGCCATGGGGAAAAGGGTATTGGCAGTCTCGCTTTCGACTTCGGCGGTACGTGGTCGGAGATCGAAAACAGGCGTATTGACCTTGCTGGCGCGACAGGCATAACAAAGCCGTTTTATGAGAATTGGCTGGTTTACATCGCCGCCAAGTTCCGCGCCGCTGCCGTCGCCAGCGTCAAGCTCGATATCTTCAATCGCAATCCCGAGCATTTCAGGGACGCGGCCCGCGTTCCAGATACAGATGAGGTTGCTAAGCTCATCCTGAAGCGCCCGAATAATCATCAGGCCGCTCGGACCTTCCGGCGCGCGGGAGCTATCCATCAGTCGCTTGACGGCGAGGACATCTGGTTTCTGATGGACAATAACGGAAAGCCGGTAGGGGGCGAAGATTTGGACCCGCCCGGCGGCGTTCAACGTGATATTGATGCGCCGGTGAACATTCTTTCTTGGAGGGGATCCGCTATCAAGCTGATGGTGGATGACTTTGGATTCCCTTCCAGGTGGCGTTATCCGAGGATCAGTTCCAGCGGTAAGGAGATTTGGTGGCCTGCGCACTCCGTCATTCAGTTTGCTGGTTATGATCCCTACATCCCCGTGCGCGGCTTCGGGGACGTTGAAGCACTGACACGCCAGCTCGACCTGTATTTTCAGGCCGAGCGTTTCATTGAGGGGGGTTTGCGCAACGGTGGCGACTACGGCGGCTGGATTGTCACCAAACACGACGTAGACGAATCCACGGCACGCAACACGCAGGCATCGTTGGATGATGAAGCGCGCTCTGCTGGTAAGAACCGGCGTTGGAAAGCGCTCTACGGAGATGTTGAGGTCAAGCCGAACTCCGCTAGTCCGAAGGATATGGAGTACGGGCAATTGCTGGCTCGGCTCGATCGTGCAATTAGTTCCGTCATGGGAGTCTCGCTTCCCCTGCTCGGAATCATGCATGACATCAAGTTCACCAACTTCGAGTGGTCCATTGATCAGTTCTGGCGCGGCGGCAATGGCATCCTTTCCTACCTCTGCGAGTACGAGGACACGCTCAATACGTTCTTCTTCCCGAGGTTGAAGGGGAAGGAAAGTCAGTACTACGCCCGCTTCGACCGTGAGTCCATCTCGGCGCTCCAGCGCGATATGACGGAGCGTTACAAAGCTGCGGCTACGATTGCTGCCAGCGAGATCGGCGTCAGCTACGCCGAGGCGCTCAAGCAGCTTGAGCTTCCCTTCGAAGAGGGTGATCTAGCGTACGGCCAGTTGCACTTCATTGGTCAGCGCACAGCGCTGGAAGACAAGGGAAAGGATGATGGGGAAGAAGAAGAGCCCGAAGAAGAACCCAAGCCGGACGAGGAAGATGAAGGAACTCCGGCGAGCGAAGAGGAAGCTGCGCGGCAAGCTTATCAAAAGCGGTTCGACGAGCTGATCTTTGCGGTTCATGAGGAGAAGCTGCGCAAGAGCACTCTTCAATACCTTCGCTCGTATGAGCGCGCACAGATAACGCGGCTTCAATCATACGCCAAACCCACGAAGGGTAAGGCTGCTCGCAAGACTGAGCCCGGCGAGCTGATCGAAGCGCTGCTCGAACCGTTGTTGCTCAATCGGGAGGAGTGGGACGAGAAGCTGATAGGCAAGCTCAGCCCGGCGATCGAAGCGGCTTTCTTTGCTGCGGCAATGGACATTGCGAGCGAGCTAGGCGGAATTCTGCTCGGTCCCGAAGATCCGACCGTCATCGCTGTTCTGCGTACCCGCCTCGCCAAGCTGGCGGATGACGTAAACTCGACGCTCGCCAAGCGTGTGCGTAAAGCACTGGTTGATGTGATGTCGGCGCACCCGACTTCGACTACAGCGCTCCAAGAAATCATCAACGAGTTGCTTCCCGAGCTGACCGCCAAGCTCCGTGCCGTGTTCGCTACGAAGGAAGCACGCGCACTCACGATCGCTCGTACCGAAACGGCGATCGCATCGAACACCGCTCGCTTCATGGAAATGAAGATGAACGGCATCCTTTCTCATACATGGATTACGGCTGGCGATGATAAAGTGCGCGAACGCCACGCCGCAATCAATGGTCGATCAGTGCCGATCGGTACTGAGTTCATCGCTGGAACGAACCTGAAATATCCATCGGATCCGGAAGCCCTTGACCCGGCTCTCATAGTGAACTGTTTTGTTCCGGAGACCGAGGTCTCTGGTTCATTCATAGCTGGATCAAAAGTTAGGTACACGGGGCCTGTCAGGCAACTTCAGACGCGGAACGGTCATAGGCTTACCGTTACCCCCAATCATCCCGTACTGACCGAGGATGGATGGATCGCGGCTGGCGAGCTTGAGAAAGGCGTGCGTCTTCTTGGCTACAGCAATGAGCGAGAAGTCCCGTCTGTGGTGAGGAGCAATGATAGCAAGCACTGCCCAACCACGATCGAGGATGCGTTCCAAACGCTTGCTGTTTACGGAACTCACTTTAGTTCTCGGGTCCGTGCAGTGGACTTCCACAGCGACGCGGCATTTGCGCACGGCGATGTCCACGTTGTAGCGCTCAATGGCGAGCTGAGACGTTATACGCCAGCTGCGTTTGCGCAAGGCGTCGGCGATTTCAACTTCATGCAGACCGATTCTGGTGAGGTTTCTCATCATTCCTTTGGCGCGTTTGATTTTAGTTTCGAGGGTGTCGGTGGATCCTCGACGCGCGTGCCAAGCGGCACTGCATTGGCGTTCAACGGCGGTACGACTTTTCTTGAGTCTCCGCCACTTGAGGTGCTCCGCCTCGGACTTGCCTCTGATTGGGACACCGGCCTCTTTGAACGCGCGCGTCAGGGCGGTTCTACAGCCGCCAAGCTCATCAGAAAGCTGTTTCATGCTAGCGCCGGCTTGGTAGCGTTCGATGAGCTTATTGAGGTTGGAGAAGACCATTTTTCTGGACATGTGTACGACCTCCAGGCGTTGGGTGGTTGGATGCTGGCCCAGGGCATCGTCTGTAGCAATTGCCGATGCGTAAGTCAACCCGACTAGACTGGGTTTTTCTCGGAGTAAGAATCATGTCACAACTGAACGATCTTGCAGAACTCTACCGAGGCGGCTTTGCGACCAAACACGACTTCGAAGGTGTGAAACCCGAAGACATCGTTGCGATCAAAACCGAACAAGCTCCGCGCCGCAGGTTCGTAGCTGAGAAGGCTCACGTTACTGATGCTGAAACGGGGGTAGTTACCGGCGTTCCGATCTCAACTGAGGACGTTGATCGTGTCGGTGATGTGATCAAGCAGGCTGGTTGGGAAACCAGTAACTACAAACGCAATCCCGTTGTGTTGCTACAACACGACGCGCATTGCAGTCTGCCTATCGCCATCGGGAAGAAGCTACGTCGTGGGCAGAGCGCTACCGGTAAACGCGCCTTGCTCGGTGACGAGCACTACCACGACGATGACATGCTGGAACCGCGCCACCAGCTTGCAAAGCGTCATGTGATGGCAGGATCACTCCCTGGCCGGTCGGTCGGGTTCATTCCGCTAGACGGGAAGTACGCTTCCAGTGATGAGGAAGCGGAAGAGCTGGGCGTGTCTCCTGGCGGCATCCTTATCACGAAGGCCGAGCTGCTGGAATGGTCGGTTGTGCCGATTCCCTGCAATCAGCACACGCTTCAGGAGCGCACCATCAAGACATTCAGGGACGTACAAAAACGCGCGGCTGAGGACTTCCCGGCTGAGCTGCTGCGCGAATTCGAGGCACGCTTCCCGCTCACAGAGGAAGACTTCAGGAAGCGCGCGAAAGCGGAGCGTCGTTCTTTCGTCTCGCTGGCCGGGTTGAAGAACGAGGATCCATTGGAGGGCAACGACTTGCCGTCAGAGCCCGTCACGGAGCCTGAGAGTGCACCCGAGCCGGTTGTCGAGCCCGAGCTTGCTGCGGAGCCCGAGAGCGAGCCTGAAGATGTGGTGGTAACGGAGACCGAGCCGGAACCGGTGACTGAACCGGCCGGAGGAGAAATGCCGGTCGAAACCAAGTTCCTCGCGGCGCTCAAGGAGCTGACTGAGGAACTTCAATCTCTACGTGAGATTCTAACGAACAAGGTGACGGTAACGGATGTTGCGGCACGCTCTGCTGATGCAGACGAGAAACCCAGCGGTCATACCGGCCTGGACAATGACACTGTAAACTACTTCGCCAGCGTCGAAAAGGATCTCGAAGAGAGACTCAATAAGGCGTTCGGCACCTGTAACTAACGAGGTGACCGCATATGGTTTCCACAGTTCCTCCCGAGCAGATTGTCGATAATATCGTCGGCAAGCTGAACTCGGCGATCGAGGCCTTCAAAGCTGAGATCGACAAGCGTTTCGACGAGCGTGATACCACGCTCTGCGGAAAGCTAGAAAATCAGATCACCGAGGCGCAAACTGAGCTGAAGAAGGAAATCGAGGATCGTCAGAGGACGTACTCGCTTCCCGGTTCGGAGCCTGTTGGTGATCCCGAGAAGGACTTTTCGTTCTGCCGTGCCGCACGGGCCATCGTCCAAAAGGACTGGACCCTGGCACCGAGGGAGCGCGAGGTCTTTCAGTCGATGGCAAAGGCTACCGGCACTGACGTTGACTCACAGGCTGGCTACCTTGTCCCGGTTCAGCAGATCACTGATGTGATCGAGCTGCTTCGGGCCGATGTGGTCGCTTTCCAGCTCGGCGCGCAGATGCTCGACGGTCTTTCCGGATCTCCGGTTTTCATCCCGCGTCAAACCGGGACAACCACTGGCTACTGGATTGGTGAGAACCCGTCCAGTAACATCACGACTTCCGATCCGACTGTCGAGCAAGTGAGCATGACGCCTCACACGCTTGCCTCTCTGGTCGTGGTCAGCAACCTTTTCATGGAGTTGTCGCAACCTGCTGCGGAGAGCTTCATCCGAGGTGACATCGCCCAGCAGTTCGCGCGTACGCTCGACTCCGGTATCCTTTTGGGGACCGGCGCGAGCGGTCAGCCGCTCGGCATCGTCAACCAGTCGGGTGTCAGTACTTCGACTCTTGCGGGTCCGTCGTACAACCAGTTGAACGATATCATTCACGCAGTCCGGAACGCTAATGCCCTGAAGGGCAAGCTCGGATGGGCGCTGAGTCCGTCTCAGTACAATGCTATCATTCAAATGCTTGACGCTGGGACTACTCAGCCGTTGGCACGTCGCGTTGTGGCAGAAGGTCCTTTGACCAGTCTGCTTGGATACCCGTTTGCTCTCTCCACGCAGCTTCCGGCTGCTGCGGCGACGAGCGCGGCAATCTTCGGTGCCTGGGACAACTGTGTCGTTGGGCAATGGGCAGGGATGCGCCTCACGGCGTCTGACTCTGCAGGCAACTCCTTCGAACGGGACCAGACGCAAATTCGTGGCACGCTTCGCGTGGACATGATGCTTCGTCAACCCACGGCTTTCTGCGCTGCGGCGTAGAGGAGGTGATTAGATGGTTTCCCACGATGGAGCAACCTACATCAAGCCCGTGCAAACGCACGCGGCTGATTCTTGGGCCGCGTCGGCCAACGCCTCTTCGGGCGTGGACTGCCGTGGCTTCCGACAGGCGCTTGTGATTGTGAACGCGGGAGCGATGGTTTCCGGTGGTACGTTGGATGTCACGATTCAGGAATCGTCCGATGACGGTTCTTCTGACGCCTACGTGGCTGTCACCGGCGCTACGTTTACTCAAATCACGGCGGCGAACGATAACGCCCTTTACATCGGTCGTGTCGATCTCACTAAGCGGGAGCGGTACATCCGCGTCCTGGGGACCGGCGCAACCCAAGTCTGCGAGTATTCGACTTGCGTTCTGCTTTACGAGCACCTTGACGGTGGGTGGCAGACCGTAAGTTACGTCTTCGCGGTCTGATCTTTCTCTCTTCTCTCTACGACGGTGCCTCGCCGGTTTCGGCTGGCGGGGCACCATCTCCAACAAAACGGATTTACAGATGATGCGCGTAAAGGAAGGCCATTATTGGCTGCACTGGCCGACGAGTCTTGCCAACCCTGTCAAAGATCGAGGTGGTCCTGGTACGATTGTCGATGATTCGCACCCGTTGGAATGTGTGCGTGACGAGGACGGTAATGTCATCGGCGGTTGGCTGATGGGGCAGATGCAGAAGATGGAGCCCGCTCCCGACGATGCGAAGCCCACTCCGTACAACCTTCCGACCGCTGCGAATGCGCGTCGGGAATATGATGATCCTCGGCCCGAGCAGGAGCAGCTCCCCGAGCCGAAGGAAGCTATCAAGAAGCGGCAAAGGACGCAGCTCTCTACGGGTGGCATTCCTAATCCCGAACCCGCTTCGAAAGCGAGGAGTGCGTAGCGGTGGATCTTACAACGCGGGCGCGCGTGAAGGCGATGATACCTATCACGCATCCAAATGATGATGAAATCATCGACCAATTGATTGCTGACACGTCCGCCCGCGTCCAGCGCGCGCTCCGTCGCCACACGCAGGCGACGGCGCGTACCGAGGTCTATCAGATCAACCGCCACGAGAAGGTGATCTGGCTACGAGGCTATCCCGTCATTGCTAGTGGAACTTCGTCCGTCAAGTACTCATCGACGCAGGACTTCTCGAACATCACTACGTTGACCGAATACGACGACTATAATCTCACTGATGAAGATGGTCTGTTGCGGTTGCGGATCAATACTCCGCTTGATCCGGGCTTCGTGGAGATCATCTATACAGGCGGGATGGGAACGGATGCTGCTGATTTCATCTCGAACTACCCAGAGATCACGCTTGCCGTTGATCACGACATCATTGCACGCTGGAAGCGGCGTGCGAACCCGGAGAATGATATCACGTTTGCGCAAGGCGGGATGACCTTTACGAAGCAGGTCGGTACATTGGACGATTTGCAAGAAGTCATCGAGATGCACAAGAGGCGAAGCGTCTGATGGTAGCGGAGGTAATCAGATTTCGGCTCAACCAGCGCAGCGTTCAAAGGACGGTGCAGCTTCTCACGAAGTATCCTTTCTTTCTGCACGGGCGGCTGCATGACGCTTTTCAAGAGGATGCAAAGCAGTGGCTTGCCATCATGAATCAGCGGTTGGCCGGCAACCCGCTACAGTCGCGTTCAGGCAAGCTGCGGCGCTCGCTTAGATACTTCATCCGTACCGGAACGCTGGCGCAACTACGCTTGCGGATCGTGTCACGAGGTGTGGTCTATGCGTTGATGCAACAGCTAGGAAGCGGTGGAAAGCTCCCTCGTAAAACAAAGGGATACTACTCCATCCCCATTGGAGACAACCTTACCGCCGCAGGAGTAAGGAAGGTCAGCGCCAAACAAGCGCGCGCACAAGGCGCATTCATCATCGGGAAACACGGCGCTGATCCTGCCTTTATGGTGAAGCGTGTGAGTCGGGGGCAGGGTAAAGGCTCGCTGAAGTTCCTGTTCAAACTGGTCAAAGGACCCATCAAAATCAAACCGAGGCTCGGTTTCTTCTTGGCTTGGCGAATGAACGCGCCGACGCGGCAGCGTCGCTATGCCAAGGCGCTCGCGTTAGCACTTAAGGACGCGAAGGTGTGATGGCTACCACGCTCAATCTTCGTACGGAGACTTCGGGCATCAGGCCGATGTTCGAGCACGCCATCGCTTCGCAGCGCAAGGCGCTTCAAACATCTGGGTCGTTTCGGCAGCGCCGCGAGAAGAACGAACGTGAGCGTAGATCCTTCCGTCTCGTGTGGAGAAGCGGGCGCGAAGGGCAGAAGTACCTTCTGAAGAAGGCGTGGGAGGACAGTCTGGGCGGCGCGCTCACAATGAATTACACGATGCTTGGTGACGTGGACGCCAACGCAATCGAAGTATGTTTCGTTGAGGACTCGCTTACGATCAGGCGTTCCGGTCCCGTGACGTGGGACATGGAAGCTGAGGTGCAGGAGGTTCACGCCTGATGCCTGTTGCTGGCGCAACAATCGAGGAGCAGATCCTTGATAACATCGTCAGTACGCTGAATGCCATTTCAGTGAGCGAGAAGTATAACAATGATTATGAGGAAGTACGGCGCCAGCATGCGGATGCAATAGAAATCAAAGGCGTCCCAGCTCTAATCATCTTGCATCAGGGTACGACGCAGAGCGACAGTCAGTTCGGAGTCGTCAGGCACGTGATGACGATAAACATCATCGGTGTGATTGATACATCAACCGGTGACTGGCAAGGCGATTTGTCGCTTGTTATAGCAGACGTCACACAAGCCTTGCGCGACGAGGTAAACAGTGGATGGACGCGCGGCGGGCTCGCTGAAGAGACCCGTATCACGGGTACTGAAATCTTTGACTCGGAGGATACGGGTACGGCTGGTCGGGTTGCTTGTCAGGTTACAGCAGAGATCATCTTCTACGCTGAGTACGATAACACCACATTGTATGAACCTGAGCTAGGAGTCGATTTCTCTGGAACGCCTCTTACCATAAACGAGGGTAA